TTGTGCCTTTCTTAGTAATTCAACACAATCTAAAACAACATCTGAAAGTCCTTTATTTGGTCTTTCATCTTCTAATTTGTCTGCATACTTTTCAAGTAATTTAATAGCATCTGTTGGTTCTTCTACTGGATGGGTATAGAGTGGAATACCACGACCACTTACATTAAGGTCATACACATCGCTATGCTCTAGGTAATCCATCCACGCTACTGGTTCATTATTCATTTCAAATCCAATTTATCAATAACATCATTTCTATTGGCAAGCATCATTTTCAACGTCTCGATTTCAGCTTGTTGCTGGCGTATAAAGGATGCGGCTTTTTCTAGTTCATGTGCAAACTCTTTTGCGTTCATAGTTCCTCCTGTATCTCCATCATGCGTCCGCTATCTTTATTGTAGAGCAGCGAAGCACAATGAGGACTTGTTAACCCACTAAAGCGATTCTTCAGAATACTGACTCGTGTGGTGTTACGCTCCATAGGGTCTTCATGCTGGGCATTCCTGACAAGGCCGATAACAATGTCAGATAGCTGTGCTATTGAGCCTGAACCACGTAACTGTGACAAGGACGTTGCAGCACCTTCTTCATGTCCCTTACTCTCTGGACGCTTCAGATGTGACACAGCAATCAAACTAATCCCTGTCTCTTGCACAAGCATACGCAACTTAGTCATCAACTCGTCTATCGACTTACGTTCATCACCATTAGACTGAGCACTGACCACCATAGAAATATGGTCGAGAAAAACATACTTACAGTCAGCAGCTTTGGCAAAATACCTAATACGGTTAATGACATTGTCAATATCAGTACTGCCAAAGTTATCCCAAAAAAACAACCTATCAGTACCCAAAGTAATATCGAAAGCATCTTTTAACTCCTCTGGCGATACCTGTGTATCAGGTAGGTGCAACGGTTTATTTAAATGAAGTGACATTATACCACGAGCAGTCTTACGTACCGACTCCTCCATAAACATTAAGCCAATGTTAGAGTTTGTTGTTTTGACTAAGTGCCAAAGGATCTCTCTAAGGAATTGAGACTTACCAAGCCCCGATCCAGCAGTGACTGTAATAAGTTCTGCAGGCCTGATACCATAGGTGAGTTCGTTAACTCCTCCCCACGGATATAAGGCTGAAGACTTTTCAACAGGACGATTGACTTCTTCCCACAAAGAGGATCCTGCAATAATACCGTCAGGTGTCCACTGCTCTGCAGCCCACCACTGTTTAACATAATCTGCTCCCTTTCCTACTGACAAATAATCACAAGCATCTTTGTAGCCTGTAAGGTGCTTAATAATCTTGCACTTACTGCCTAATATTTCAGCAACTTCATTGGCAGCCTTCTGACCTGGAGCGTCTGCATCAAAAGAGATGTAGATATTCTCGAATGTAGATAACCACTCATAGTTTGCTTTAACATCTTTTAATGCTGCTTGTGCTCCGTTGCGTACAGATACGTTGGGATACTTAGATCCTGACATCTGAAAGCCTGCGAGAGCATCTAGTTCACCCTCGTGAAGCGTCACAGTCTTACCACCTTTAGCGAACAACTGCTGACCGAACAGAGTCGTGTCCTTCCATTGTCCTGTGATACCAAACAACTTACCTTCCACGATACGATTCTTAGTCGCTACAACAACTCCATCTTCATTTGCATAAGGATAATAGTGCGTGGTAGCGTCTTGCGTCACACCGAAGTGCTGACAAGTATCACGAGTGATTCCTCGTTCACTAATTGACTTTACTTCACCTTTAATTTCTAGCATAGGTCTTGATTCTTTCTTTTCTTTAATTACTTCTCCATCGCCTGCAACATAAGTCAGGCATCCGTAGCAGTAAGTATGATCATCATCGAACAACGCATTAGCGTCTGATGAGCCACACTTTTCGCATGGAATATGTTTAATAAAGTTCGACATTCGCTATTCTTTCTCCAATCCATTTCATTACAGGAACCGCCATAGAGTTTCCCATAGCTTTGTAACGATGTCCATCAGGTGCTTCTTCCTTACCTCTCCATTCGATGTTTGTGTAATCATCTGGGAAGCCTTGCAATCGTTCACACTCTTTAGGAGTTAGCTTACGAACACGCATCGGCTCAGCGATAAAGGTCTGTGCATGGTGCGATTGAACGCTAGGCTGCAGAGCCTTTAATGCTGTAGATACTTGTAAAGGAGTCGCACTAAAGTTATTCGCCTTAGCATCTTCACGAATGCTATAAGCCTGTTGCACCAACGGAGTATTACCACCTCCTGTACCCCACCGACTTGTAACTGTCTGACAAACATCACCCATCTCTTTAACACGGCTATCAGCAGGATGTGTTTCATAAACATGAGACTCTGCTACAAAGAGTCCACACTCATTTCCGCTTGGGCCTCCTGAGCCTTTGTGCCACTTTCTTGTGACTGTGTCGGAGCAAGTGGGATCTGAGCCACCATATGCAATGCCCCTTTCAATAAGGGAGGTAGCTCCTTGTTTCTCTTTTCTGCTCTTCTTATGATTCCCTGACAAGCAATCGGTGTCAAATAGAACTTTTGAGGCAGGTTCCCAACCTCCAAGACATCCGACAACGAAGACTCTACGTCGTCTTTGGGGAACTCCGAAGTGTTGAGCGTCAAGAACTCTGTATGCGAACCCATACCCGAGTTCTGCCACCGCCCCGAGGAAGGAACCAAAATCCCGTCCTCCGCTACTACTGAGGACACCTGGCACGTTCTCCCAAACGAACCACTTGGGTCTAAAATGGTCAAGAAGTCCACAATAGACGAGGGCAAGATTACCTCTTGGGTCTTCGATACCTTTACGGAGACCTGCGACTGAGAATGATTGGCAAGGGGTTCCTCCAACGAGAAGTTCAACTGTTCCATTTAAATTCCACTCCTTATATTTAGTCATGTCTCCCATGTTTGGGATATTCGGATAATGCTTAGATAATACTGCTGAAGGAAAAGGTTCAATCTCTGAAAATGCTAATGGATTAAATCCTAAACCATGCCAAGCTACTGTCGCAGCCTCGACACCACTACATACAGACAAATAATTCATAAAATACCTTTCTCGATATTACTACTTAGTACTACATTACTACATAGTTATAATATTATAATAAAAACAATAATAATACTTAATAATCATCAAAGTCTACATCTTCTAAATAGATGTCTAAATCATCTACATCACTACTACTTAGTAAGTCTATTCTATCTCTATATAGTACATCATCTTTGACTGTTTTTAGACATTTTAGACACATATCTAGATAATCATTATTATTAACTGATTTAATCGTTGCTTCATAATCAGTCAGAAGGTTGTTGCAGCAATAACATCTCATGGTGTCTCCATAGTACCATTTAAATCAATTTTAAGGTGCTTTTTAGGCGTTTTCTGTGACTTTTGATACCTACCCATCGTCTTCTTCATCATCGCCTCCAGGAGCCTCCCTTGAAACATTATCACAATCCCAAGAAACCCACTCACAATCCATTTCTTCAGGAGAATATGTGGCCGCACGATTAACTTCTGGCATTATCTTCATTATATCTCTGTAAATCATAATAATCTTTAAATACTTCTGCTAATTTTCTCCATGTGGTCATGTTCATTTCTCCTACTTCACCTTCGTAGAGAGTTTCACCAATACCACCACGATTTAATATAGATTTTAATTCTGCGTCAGTCATGTTATCCTCTGATATAAGTTAATACGTTAAAAATAGTATCTACTACACTAGTAATACATAATACAATAATCAATAATGCTTCTAAGTTATTAAATTTCATTATACATTCCTATGATAAGCGTCATTAGGGTTAGCAAGCATACTAGCTAAGAGTGCATCCGTAGTATTAAACCATTGTATCACCTTTAAGCCGTCTACTTGGTAGATAGTAAAGCTCAAAATAATGCCTCCTCAAACTCGAACTTAGGAGCTTTTCTTAGCTCGATAGTCCATGCGTTAGAGCCTACGAATGCGAGAGCCTCAGCTTTAGTATAAAACCATCTAAGGGATAAGCCGTCCTCATCGTGTACCCAATATTTACTTAGCACTAGTAAGCTCACGATTCAAATGGTCTAAGCATTGTGTCAATACTTTTTTTAGCTTGATAAACTTCTTAGCATCGTCTCTATCAAGTGTATCTGTATTAAATACTTTGTGCGAGTTAAGCTCCCAACGAAGTAAATCTAATAGAGAAAGAGACTCAATAGGTTTAGGCTCATCTTCAAAAAATAACTCTACATGTCCTTTATTATTAAGCCACATCGCCACATCTATTTTAACTGTAATATCACTCACTCTTAGTCTCCTTACGTTTAAATTCTTTAGTCATCCACGAATCAACGGCTTGGTCTACATGATCGCCTGTGAGCCACACGTGCGTAGTCATCTTACCATCACACATCACAATGGCAGGTGCTATCTCTTCTTGTGGTACATCCCACGAGCCATCACGAAGCCAACGATAGCGTTCAGCATCTAAAAAGTTCTGACTATCGTTTAGAACCTTATTCCATAAGGCTTTGCGGTTATCTTCTTGGGCCTCTAGTGCGTCCGCTGCACGTAGCAAAAGATTGCGAGTAACGACATATTCATCGTTATCTGCGTATGCACGTAGTTGTTTAATTAAGTTTTCAGTCATTTATAGCCTCCGCAGATTCGTACATATCAACAATATCGTTGATTACTTTGTCACGCCCATATTTTAACATAAGTGCCACAGCATCGCACATCATGTTGTGATAACAAAACTCTTCCCACATCAGCTTCGCTTCTTCGGGGAACATCTCGTCTTGTAAGTTGGTCATCAGGTTTTCTCCTCGGTAGTTGGTAAGGTATAGCTATTATAGGCGAGATAGGACTAATCATACAAGTATTCTGGATGATCTTCATAGTGCCTCGTAGCTCTATGAATCGCTCTCTCGTGCCAATATTCTATTACCTTTTGGACAATCTCCATAGGTGCGTGGGAAGGTGTCGGATAGTCTGAATCATCTAAACCAATCTCGATTATTCCCTCGTTCCAATTCTCCATCGGGTTGCACTCATCAAGCATCAATTCGTTAGCGTACTCGACCACGGCTTGCTCGAACACTTCCTCGTCGTCTCCGTCTTCGGGTTCGTAATAAGCGTTATTGTTATACATTTGTATGCTCCTTAGATTGTTTTAAAAATCAGGGTTAAGTTGTTGCCTTTAGTTTCGAGTGTACAGTCATCGGTCTCATATCGTGCTCCGTCAGCCTCCACGTGTGCGAGGACAGCATCGGGGAAGTTCTCATCGAGCCAAGTCAATAGCAAGTCTTTAGTGTTAAAAAATATAGTGTGGTTCATGCGTGTAGCTCCTTAGTAAATTACTTCGATAATCTTATCATATAACAAATTAGGATTTTTTTCGCTCAAATCCTGGAGGGCTGCGTCACTCATTTCCTCGCCATCTTCGTATTCTCCGTGCGAGAAGTAGGCATCGCAGAAGTCGGGATAGTCTCTTGTGTCGATTCCATCAACCTCCAAAGATGCGTAGTTTATGGGTTTGGTTAGGTGTGCGTGGAAGTCATTCATTGATATGCTCCTTTTTCCATTGTTTTACTTCTGTCATGCGTGTGAAGGCTTTGCAACATTTCAATGCTAATGCCTCGCCATCATCTAATGTCATCCGTCCCTCGTCTACTTGCTCAAATATATCGTTAATGGATTGGAACAAGTTTTCTAGTGTGTAGTTCATCAATTCACCTCCAAAATAGTAGACATATCAAAGCTAGGTTTCTCCCAACCATAGCCCACCACTTCCCAATCCGCTTGATAAAAGGGGTACTGCTCCGCATATCCTCGCTCAAGTGTGGGGTTACCCTTTAGAGTCTCGATAAGCTCCTCACGGAGCGAATCAAGGCTTTCTAGAGTGCCTACCTTTAGCGTGACATGTATTTCGCAATCATCGTAAAACATCGCATAAGTTTTCATTTCATTACCTCCATTTTGATTTTAAAGAGAGCAACACCACTTTTTTTAGCTAAATAGATTTCGCCCTCCTCCTCATCAATCCAAGATTCGGGGAACGAATCCACAAAATCCACCATAGTATGATTTTGCATTAAGTGGTCATAGACCTCTGACATTAAATAAATCATTCTGCACCTACCTTTCTGACTGATACAAACACAGAGCCACTACCCATCATGCGTTGAGCCTCTTCGAGACTGTCAGCGTAGCAGTAGGCAGTCGTGATCACGGCTTTGTGGAACTCGTAGAGGGTGCGTGATTGCTTAGGTGCTACCCATGCTTGATAGGTAGGAGCTTTGCGACTGTCAGCGTAATAGACACTAAATCTATCTGCGAACTGAGGGAGACACCAATTCCACCTATTATGCTGAGGGCGTCTATCGTTTGGGTTGTTGCGTTGTCCACGATAGCGGACACGAATTTTCACACCCTCCGCTTTAAAATAAGCTCTTACCTCGCCCAGAATTTCGATGGGAATATTTTTATATATTGCGGATTCGTTTGTGGTTTTGTATTGGTCTAAGTTGATCATAATTATTTGCTCCATCCTAAAGGTTGTTCGGCTTTCTTTTCTACTTTGTAACCTAGCTTCTCAATGAATTTAATTGTGTCGATAGAGAGCGTTTTAGCCTTCGCAATTTCTGCGAAGAGTTCAGACTGAGGGCAAGCGGGATAGTAAACCCATGCACCATAGTTTTTCCGAGCTTCGATATAAATGATTTTTTCCATTTGCTTACGCTCCATGTACAAGGTTATCAAAAAATACTTGTTCGGCTTGTGTAGCCTCGACACCATCAAGCCAATGGTTGATGTGGCGGGTTGTTGTTTGACTCCATTTCTTAGCGGTTTTGAGATAGCCTAAACGAGGCTCGAAGCAAGCCACAGGGGTAGAGTAGCTAAAGAGCACTCTAGTGCCATCAGCGAGGTCTAATTGAGTCATATTGGATTTGATTGGGGTGATTTTCATATTAGATTTCCTTTACAGTTTCGATAGTTGATTTGCCACGATATAAGCCGATTAATGCCTCTACTTGTTTGCCGTCATGGTTTGTAATGCTATATGCGAGCATAGCATTAACAGAGGTGCAACACTCAACACCTCCGACACTCAACAGATATCGAGGGTTTCCGAAATAGCTTGATGGTAAGCGTTTGATTATTTCTAGAGTGCCTGTGATTGTTTGTGCGTTTTTCATTTGTTTATATCCTATGCGTGAATGTTTTTAGTATTAAATAAGTCTCTGCCTAAATCGATTAGTGCTTTGGCTTGCTCGTTTGTCATGCCTTGATGGTCAGCGAATGTATCGATGGTCAGATAGTTATTACGAAAATCTAAATACTGTTCAATAAGATAATTTCTTGTGCTCATGGTTTCTATTTCCTTTAAGGGTAGTGTTTCGTTTGACTAATACACTCTCTCGAGTGTTTCGGCTCATCAAGCCTCATCAGTTAGCCTATTTAGTATAGTGCCATACAATCTGTGCCACGATGAATAGAGCGATTGTGAGGAGTACGGCTTGCCAATTTTTCATTTTCATATTCCTTAGATGTTTAAAGTGTTAGCAAAATTAGGCTTTTCGCCATTATAAGTAGCGATCCTAAAAGAGTGAAAGCCGTGCTCTTTAGCTACTGAGAGCACCTTAGCGATGTCTTGCTCAGTCTTGCATTGAGTAGCTAACAGAGTTTCCATATAGCTTTTAGTTTCGCCTTTAGCTAAGCCGTAGATTAAAGTTTCCATTTTTATATTCCTTAGATTTTGAATTGAACTACGTCGATCTTGTGATTGTCTAGAAGCTCTTGACAGGCTTCATTGTGCCACTTAGCCCATTGAATGAAATCTTCATATCCATCTTTAGTGGTTTGGATATGGGTAAGAGCCACAGTCACACTATTGAATAGTGAGCTAATCTTTTGAGCTTCTTTTTTGGTAATTGCCATTTTGTTCTATTCCTTATTGGTTAGTAATCATTTGAGAATCATTCTCATTTGTATCGGTTCGTTGTTCTGTTCCGATGTATTTATTGTAATGAATAAAGTGTTGTTTCGACACCACAGCTATTAGGGATAACCCTTAGTTTAGGGGTTTTCTCACAATGTGAAATGTAGTTCACAGTTGGGCGATATAACAAAAAGTCATAAGACATGGGTTCTATATGTATTAGGGTTTACACCAGGAAAATCGAGATCGTCGCTTGGACATACTAAGGCAAGGGAATCACGGAAAAGGGCTGAGAGAGCCTATAAAGGGCTTTAGAATTGAATTGCACATTATGAAAAGGCCCGATAGGTCTACTCAATAATGGGTAGTGATTGGATAGTCTGAAGTTATCGTAAGTTGTTGATAATAAATGTCACATTATGAAATGCCTATTTTTTAAGCACTTTCTCCTCCATTTCATATGGTGAAATCTCTGCAGCCTGTTCCACATTATGAAACCTGCACAGCTTTGGTGCAACCACATAGTAATGGGGACAGACTCACCAGACTGTTGCGTAGAAACAACACTCTTCCAGGAACTTCAAAGAAACTATATAGCAACGTGACAGAGTTAGATAGTGTGGTATAAAAACAACACATGATCATAAGTGTTGTATAGAAACAACAGTGTGGTATAGAAACAACGCAGCAACGTGCTAGGACTGTGGTGTGGATACAACAGTGTGGTATAGAAACAACGCTCTAAAGTGCCAGGGTGGGGAGGGAAAAAAAGAATTATTTAATTATATATATAACGCTATTTATGACGCTGATGTAATTTTTAAAACAAGGGGTAGGGTTGTGCCTGGACAGGCTAAGATGTGCTCCATAGGCTCTACGGAGTGTAAAAGACTTATAAAAACAATAACAGCTATAGTACTGAATAGTGCTCTCTAGCTCTATGTAGACTACATTGTGCTCTTTAGCTCTATTTAGTAATAGTCTTTATTACTATATTAAATACTATCTATATTGTTACTAAGAAGTAGCTACTCCGTAACTATATAGTAATTATAACACTACTTCTTGTTTTTGTCAAGTACTTTGTGTTGTCCCCTATGTATTGGTTGTCTTTAAAATAAAGCTTGACATTATGACATTCTTATGTTATAATTACAAACATTGAGTAGAGGATTGTCTAAGATATGACACGTAGAAAGAAAAGAGATTTAAAGAGCGAAGGTAAATGGTGGTCTGAAAGTCAAAAGCTTGAAGCTGCTACTACATTCCTTGCCATCGGTAATGGTGCTCAAACTGCTGCTGCGTTGGAGATACCTCTAGCAACGTTCAATCGTTGGAGATACACTGAGTGGTTTAAGAAGATGGTTGACGACCTCAAAGCTGAGGACAACCTTAAACTAAATGCTCGTTTAAATAAAATTGTGTCTAGAGCTTTAGATGTCACAGAAGATAGGCTTGAAAAAGGTAACTATCAATATGACCCTAAGACATCTGAACTAATCCGTGTTCCTGTGTCGATGAAAGATGCAGCCAAAGTAGCCAATGACATGCTAGAGCGTAAAGATGTTATTGAGACTAAACCACAGCAAGAACAGATTGAAAAAACTGTTGATGCCAGGTTAGCCGCACTAGCAGAACAGTTTAAAACCTTTGCTAAGCCTAAAGAGAAAGACATTACTCCTAAGCCTTTTGTGATTGAAAACGAAGCCTAATGGAGTTATCTAGTGAAGTCATTGAGGGTTTTAGTAATGCTTGTCTGGTTAAGAACTTTGACTCAGCTACTCAAACCCCAGAGTTCCATCGTGAGCTATGGCAACTATGTTGCTCAAAAGATAAGTTTGTGGCTATTGCTGCTCCTCGTGGTCATGGTAAGTCTACTGCTGTTACGTATACCTACTGTCTTGCAGAAGTACTATTTCGTAGGTCTAAGTATGTCTTGATCGTCTCAGACAGCTTTTCACAAGCTGGTTTGTTCCTAGGTGATATTATTAAGGAACTCAGGGACAATGAAGACATACATGGTTTATTTGGCAACATTGAGTTGACAAAGCAAACCGAAGATGATATAATAGGTAAATTCGATGACGGTCATACGTTTCGTATTCAAGCTAAAGGTTCAGAACAAAAGCTTCGTGGTTTGAAATGGTTAAACAAACGTCCTGACTTAATTATCTGTGACGATATGGAATCTGATGAACAGGTTCTAAATAAAGATCGTAGAGAGAAGCTTCGTAGATGGTTCTACTCAGCACTTATACCTGCCCTGTCAGTCACAGGTAAGATTCGTATTGTAGGTACTATTTTACACCTGGACTCATTATTAGAACGTCTAATGCCTGAGTCTCAGTTAGCTTCATTAGGTACTAAAGCTTTAAAGAACTTAGTAACAGAAGATTTAAAGCAGTACACAGATTACAAAACTTCTTGGTTATCCATTAAGTATCGTGCTCATACAGATGACTTTAGTAAGATTCTGTGGCCTGATAGGTGGAACAAGAAAGCTTTAGAAGAGCGTAAAGCTCAATACGTAGCACAAGGATTAGCTGACGTATATTCTCAAGAGATGCTTAACGTCCCTCTTGATGATGCTAACGGCTTCTTTAAGAAGAGTGACTTTGCCCCACTTAAAGAAGAAGATAGAAAAAAGAATTTAAATTACTATATTGCATGTGACTTAGCAATCAGCCAAAGGCAACATAGTGATTACAGTGTTTTTGCTGTGGCAGGGATGGATGAGAATCAGCACTTGCAGTGTGTGAACATCGTCCGTGATAGGATGGATGCGATGCAGATTGTGGAAACTATCCTTGCCCTCCAGCGAACTTACAAGCCTGAACTGTTTGGAATTGAGGCAGGTACAATTCAGAAGTCCATCGGCCCATACCTTAACGAGGCTATGATGAAAAGCGATACGTTTATTAACCTAGTCTTGCTCAAGCCTAGTGGAGATAAGTTAAGTAGAGCTAGATCAATGCAAGCTCGTATGAGAGCAGGTGCTGTAAAGTTTGACAGTTCTGCAGATTGGTATCAAACGTTTGAAGATGAGCTACTAAGGTTTCCTAGAGATAGACATGACGATCAAGTTGACGCTTGGGCATATGTCGGATTGTTACTCAATCAAATGCAAGTAGCCGCAACAGCAAACGAACTTGAGGACGAAGAGTACAGGCTTGCCTTACATGAATTTGGATACGATCAGATTGGTCGAAACGCTACCACAGGCTACTAAAAAGAATGCAAATAAATACTGAATTTAAACTTGATGAGATTGTAGAACTGCCTAACATCGCTGAGATGTTGGACGAAGCTACTATCAATACTATTAGCTACAATGTCTGGAAAGGCTTTGAGGCTGATAAAGAGTCACGTTCAGCTTGGGAAAAGCGTACTGAAGAAGCTATGAAGCTTGCCTTGCAAGTCGCAGAAGCTAAGTCTTTCCCTTGGCCTGGTGCGTCTAACGTTAAGTTTCCACTTATTACTATTGCTGCTCTTCAGTTCCATGCTCGTAGTTATCCTGTACTTATTAATGGGGAAACTCCTGTTCAATGTCGTGTAATTGGAGATGACCCTTCAGGTTCTAAAGATGCACGTGCTCATCGTGTAAGCCAATTCATGTCTTATCAGATTCTTGAGCAAGACACCAACTGGGAAGCTGAGATGGATCGTGTATTGATCTCTCAGCCAATCGTAGGATGTGCTTTCAAGAAGTCCTACTTTGACCCTATCCTTAAGTACAACGTTTCCGAGAACATCCTTGCTAAGGACTTTGTCGTAAACTATTGGACTAAACATCTAGATACATCCCCACGTATCACCCACGTACAATACTTCTCCAAGAACGATATCTATGAGCGTGTAGCTCGTGGTCTGTTCTCTGAGATGACTGAAGTAATGCCTGCTGCTGTTCCAGAGTCTAATTTGACTTTGGCTCAGAACAAAGCTCAGGGCATGACTGCTCCTAATTCTGTTGACGATTCCACACCATACGAAATCCTTGAGCAACACTGCTACATTGACTTTGATGGAGACGGTTACGCTGAACCGTACATCGTTTGGATGCGTCGTGATACTAAACAAGTTCTACGTATCGTAGCTCGTTACTTTACAAGCTCTATTGAAAGAGATGATAAAGGTAATGTACTGCGTATCACCCCTGAAACATACTTTACTAAGTTTCCTTTCATTCCTTCACCTGATGGTGGCTTTTATGACTTGGGCTTTGGTGTGTTACTTGGGCCTCTTAACCAAAGTATTGATACCATCCTTAATCAGTTAATTGACTGTGGTACAATGGCTAATACTGCTGGAGGCTTCTTGTCTCGTGGTATTAAGCTTCGTGGTGGTAACATGAACTTTGCACCATTGGAATGGAAACATGTTGACACAACAGGTGACGACTTGCGTAAAGGCATTGTGCCTCTCCCAGTACGTGAGCCTTCTCAAGTTCTCTATACTTTGCTTAATCTGCTCATTAATTACGGTGAGCGTATTGGTGGGTCTGTTGATATTCTTACAGGACAAAATCCTGGTCAGAATACCGCTGCAGAAACTACGAGAACGATGGCAGAGCAAGGGATGAAAATCTTTTCGGGTATATTCAAGCGTACATACAGGTCTCTTAAAGATGAGTTCCGTAAGTTGTATCGTTTGAATCAACTCTACCTTGTAGGCATTGAAGACTACAATAGTGACACAGGTCAGAACTTTATTGATGCTGATGACTTTAAAGGCCCTGTATCTGATGTGCGTCCTGCCGCAGATCCTAACATTGTTTCTGATGTACAGCGTGTACAACAAGCACAAGCGTTGTTACAGTTAGCTTCTACAACTCCAGGCATGAATATGTATGAAGTTCAAAAGAACTACCTCAAAGCAATGAAGGTAAGTAACATTGATCAAATCCTTCCTGATCCTAAAGGCCCTAACGCTATCAAGCCAGGTCCATCAGAGAAAATCCAAATTGAGATGATGCGTCAACAAGCTAAGACAGCCGATGCACAACTGCAAGCTAAGTTAACAGTAATGAAGCTTGCTCAGAACGCTGAGAAGCAACAAGCACAGATCCATAAGTTAGAAGCCGATGCTATCCTCTCTATTGAGCAAGCAGGTGGTGTTAAAACAGGACATGACTTAGCTATGCTTGATGCTCAAATCGGAATGGCTAAAGCACAACACAAAGGAATGCTTGATTCTTTAGATGCTGTAATGGGTTTAGAAAAACATTTAAAACAAATGACTATTTCTGAGCCTACAGAAGGAGAAACAAAAAAAGAGATGTAACATAAGGAGGAAGTATGGCAATAGTAGTAACAGAAGAAGAGTTTTTACATTGGAGAGATAGTAGGGTTACAAGAGCGTTTATGTATGCTCTTAAACAAGATAGAGAGTGGTTGAAGGAAATGTTGTTAGCAGGTACTGAAGATGATGCTGGTCTTCGTGGTCGTGCAGCAGCAGTTACTCAGATCCTTAATATCACCTATGAGGAGTTAATGGAATCAGTAAAGGAAAATAAAGATGTCTAATGTAGCAGGCATTACCCCTATTCTTGATAGGGTATTAATTAAACCTTTAGTAGTAGAAAACAAAACAGCTAGTGGCATTATTGTATCAACAGAAGAAACCAGTGAACGTGAGCAACTTGCGAACACCACAGGTGAAGTAATGGCGATGGGTGAAGACTGCCCTACAGGCATTATTGAAGTTGGTATGAGAGTAGCTTTTGCTAAGTACTCTGGCTTAATGTACAAAGGTAAAGACGGCAAAGATTATCGCATGATTAATTATGATAATTTAGTAGCCAAGTTAGACGACGATATGGGCTTAATTGATCCACATCTATTAAAAGGAATTGTATAATGAGTGAAGAACTACAACAAAAAGCACCACAGGAAGCTCCAGAAGCGTCCCAGTTCGAGTCCGAAGCAAGGGCACAGGGGTGGGTAGCAGCAGAAGAGTTTCGTGGCTCTGAGAGCGATTGGGTTGATGCTGAGACGTTTGTACGTCGTGGCAAAGAGATTATGCCAATCCTGCGTAAGAACAATGAGAAATTGCTTAAAGAATTAGGGGAAGCTAGGAAGATTGCTGAAGAAGCACGAGAGTCTGCTAAAGAGTTTCGTGAGTATCAAAAACAGCAATTTGAGAAGAAGACCAAAGATCTCGAAGGTCAACTAGAGCAACTGAAGCAAGCTAAGCGTGATGCAATCACACAAGGCGATGGCGACAGGGCAATAGCGATTGACGATGCAATGGACGACTTGAAAGAGCAACGTCTAGAAGCTAAAGAGGACTTAAAAGCTGCTGAAGAAAAAGCTAAAGAAGTTCCACAGATCACTCAAGATCCTATCCTCAATACTTGGATGGAAAAGAATGATTGGTTTGGTAAAGATTCAAGAATGACTGGTGTTGCTAATGGTTTAGGTGTTGAACTCCGACGTGAGAACCCTAGCCTTAACGGACAAGCCTTCTTGGATAAACTAGATTCAGAACTTCAAGAAATGTTTCCAGAGAAGTTTGGTAAGAAACGTACACCTAACCCAATGGAAGGCTCTCCTAACGGAACAGCTAGACCATCGGTAAGTTCAGGTAAGAAGACTTACAACAACTTACCTCCAGAAGCTAAAGCAGCTTGTGATAAATTTGTTAAGCAAGGTCTGATGACCAAAGAAGCTTATGTTGCAGAATATGATTGGGAATAAGGGAGAAAACCATGACTGAAATTAAAAAAGAAGTTAAAGCTACACCAGAGTCTACTAAGGTAGAGCGTCGTGAACGTAAAAAAGGCGTATTTAATGGGACTCAGGGTAAGCTGCAAGTAGGAAAGCAAATTGAAGGCTATCACTTGCATATTTTCAATGACACGCCAGGTCGTATACAGGCTGCCACTGAAAACGGTTATGAGTTTGTTCACCCAAATGAGGTAGATGGGGTTACGGAGAATGTTACATCACGTAACCTTGATTTAGGAGATAAGGTTAGGTTCTTAGTAGGTGCTGGTGAAAAAGGTGATCCAATGTACGCTTACTTGATGAAAATCAAAGAAGAGTTTTGGCTCGAAGACCAAGCACAATTACAAGAGCGTAACGATAAAACTGATGCAGCAATTCGTGGTGGTAAAACACCTGGAGTAGATTCTACAGGTTTCTACAACGCTGGTATCAAATACTAATTAACTTTCTAATTAAGGAAAAAAAATGGCAAACGTAAATGCCGTATCAGGACTGTCGCCTAACAGCACAATCACTGGTGCACCTTTTAACGAGCAAGGCATCCTCTATGCTATCGCTAACGACGCTTCTAACACATACGCCATTGGCGATATCGTAAAGTCTGCTGTTGGTAACGATGCAAACGGTGTAGCTCTTGTAACTAAAGCAGCAGCAACCGACGTACCTTTGGGCGTTATTGTTTCTATTCGTGTAGCTAACCCTGGCGTAAGCTTGGCTGGTACAAACATTGACTTAGGTAAGTTGTACATTACTTTAAGCTCTGGTAGCTATTCTTATGTTTATGTTGTAACTGATCCTAACGTAGTGTTCCAAGTTCAAGCTAACGCTTCTGCTGATGCTAAAGTTGGTTCTACTGCTGTTCCTACAATTACAGCTAACCAAACAACATTGTCACAGTCTTCACCATTATCAGCTACTTATGTAACTGCCGATGCTTCAGCTACTGCAGCTTCTATGTTCCAGATCGTTGGCATGTTCCAAGAGCCTACAAACGTTCCAGGTGCTTACAATAACTTGTTGGTTGTTTTTAATAAACACCAATACAAACAAGCCTTCGGTGCTTAATTAATAGGAGATATATAAAATGGCTGGTGTAATTACAACTGGTACTCACCCAAAGGCCCTATGGCCTGGTATCAAAGCTTGGTGGGGACAAACCTATGACGAACATCCTGAAGAATACATTCACTTGTTCGACAAAGATACTTCACATCAAAACTACGAGGAAGACGTTCAGTTAACTGGATTCGGTCTTGCTCCTGTTAAATCTGAAGGCTCTGGCGTTCAATATGACTCAGAAGTCCAAGGTTTTGTAACTCGCTACACACACATTGCATACGCTCTTGGTTACATTGTAACTAAAGAAGAGTTGGATGACAACTTGTATGAGCAAGTTTCTAAGCGTCGTGCTGCTGCGTTGGCAATGTCTTTCCGTCAAACCAAAGAAAACGTTGGTGCTAACGTTTACAACCGTGCGTTTAATGCAACCTACACAGGTGGCGATAATCAACCTTTGTGCTCTTTATCACACCCTAATACTTCTGGTGGCACTTTCGCTAACACCCCTACTGTTTCTGTTGACCTCTCCGAAGCTTCTTTGGAAGATGCAACTGTAGCAATTATGGGTTTCCAAAATGACCGTGGTTTGCTCATTAACGTTATGCCACGTAGCTTGATCGTAGCTCGTCAAGAATGGTACAATGCTAATCGCATTCTGAAGTCTGTATTCCAATCAGGTACTGCAAATAACGATATCAACGTTCTGAAGGCAACTAATGCCATCCCAGAAGGTATCACTATGAACCATTACCTCACAAGCCCACACGCTTGGTTCTTACGTACTAATATCCAATGCGGTATGCAGTACTTTGAACGTACTGGCATTAGCTTTGACATGGATAATGATTTTGATACCATGAATGCTAAAGCTAAAGGCTATGAGCGTTACAGCTTTGGTTGGACAGACCCACGTGCAGTTTATGGCGTAAACGGCCCATAATTAGTTCTTTACATTTGAACTAGTTTGTGTTATAATAGGAAGGTTAGGGGTTCACAAGATCCCTTTCCTTTCCTTCTTAAGGACAAATAATGGACTATCCAATTATTAAAGAGCCTAAGAATGCTGTAGTTAAGGACAAGTCTAGCAACATGGCTATTCCTAAAATGAACGCACCTAAAGGTCTCGGTAACACCCAAGCAGTAGAAAACAAAGAAGGCCAAGACTCTGGCTTTAAAAAGAAGCGTCTACATAAAGTAGAAGCTTTGCATTACCCTAAGTAATAATTCTTTTATCCTAAACGTCTTAATTGACGTGAACCCATCACTTTTAGGAGATACAAATGGGCACACCAACAAGATTTACATACGGTGCTACTACCGTAGCCAAAGGAAAGCCACTAGGCGATTATCCTTTACAATCCCCATTTAACAGCAGCAGCGACGTCGGTTATGGCGTAGCTTCTTATGTTAATGATTTTCAATCAACGGTTGCTGAGTATACAGTAACTGGTACAAGTTCTACTTTTGCATTAGCTTCTGGTGCAGGAGGTGTTGCTGTCTTAACACCAGGTGGCACAACTACTGCAACTTCTGCTTATAAAACAGCACAAAATTTCCAATTTATTTCTGGTCAAAAAGCATGGTATGTGTCTCGTTTCCAGGCTTCTGCTGTTTCTGGAACTAAATCTTTCTATGTAGGTTTGCAGGCTGGATCAGCAACTACTGATGGTCTTTGGTTTGCTAAAGCTGCTTCCTCTACTTCTATTAACTTAGTATCTACTGTAGGTTCTACAGCTACTACTTTAGTTACTGGTGTAGCTACTGCTGCTGCAGCTACTAACGTAGAACTTGGTTTGTACTTTGATGGTACTGATTTACAAGTGTTTGCTAACGGTAATTTAGTAGCTCGTGTTTCTGCTCCTACTATTGGTGCTTCTGCTACTACCTTGACTAACGCTGTTTTGTCTCCAGTATTCCAAATTACTCCTACTGCAACCGATACTTTAACAGTTGATTACGTTCTAGCTGCTGAAGAAATTTCACGCTAATAGGGGGCTTACATGACTACTGTCATTCAAACACCTCAAATATTAGTTGACGGCCCTCGCCATGTTGTAATCAAATACGAAGGTACTTTAACAGCTACGGACGCTGGTGTTTACACTATTGTTGCCCCTGCTAACTTAAGTGACTTTGATATTAATGGCGTTAAAGCTAACCGTTTACGTGTTGATAAAATCACTTACGACGTAGAAGATTTATTAACTGTGAACGTCCTTTGGAAGGGTGCTTCTGCTAATACTGTGTTCTGGAACTTTGCAGGACGTGGTAAAGTAGAAGCTAGACACTATGGTGGTATTATTAATAATGCTGCCAGCCCAACAGGAGATATTGTAGCTACCTTTGATTATGAAGGCACAGGGCAAGTCTTAACATTTACAATCGTTCTTGAGTTGGTAAAACAACATACGTAATGCAAACTAATCTAGACGCTAAAGAAATCCAACTTGTTGCTACCATCATTCGTGCTGATGGCAGTAAAGTGGAACTTGGCGTTATAGATTACTACCATTGCAACCCTATCAAGATGTTTATTTGGAGAATTAAAAAATGGCTACACTACTAGTTAACACTGGTCGTGCCATCGTAACTAGCCGTATCAACGGATCAGGTACTACACCAAGCTATGTTGCTTGGGGTACTGGTGCAGGTACAACTGGTGCGACTGACACAACTTTGTTTACTGAAGTGACTCCTCGTGTCTCAGGCACAGCCACTCAAGTTACAACTTCTACAACCAATGATACTTTTCAAGTAGTTGGTACTCAGACTGCAGCAACTGGTGAGACAATCACTAATGCTGGTTTGTTTGATGCTACTTCTTCAGGTAACTTGTTTGTTAAAGGTGACTTTACTGGTATTGCTTTAAGCAACGGAGATTCAATTCAGTTTACTTTTAAAGTACAATTTAGTTAATAGGAATATATGGCTTTCGTTCTAGCGGATCGGGTTAAAGAAACTACTATTGTTGTAGGCACAGGAGCAGCAACTCTGCTCGGTGCTCAAGCAGGTTATCAATCCTTTTCTGCTGGAGTAGGAGCCAGCAACACAACGTATTACACCATAGCTGACCAATCAGGTTCAAACTGGGAGGTTGGTTATGGTACTCTTGATGCAACTGGTTTAATTCTAACCAGGACTACCGTATTATCTTCATCTAATTCAGGATCTGCAGTAAGCTTTACTACAGGTACAAAAGACGTATGGTGTGACTATACGGCTAAAAAAGCAGTTATACAAGATTCACTAGGAACAGCAACTGTTCCACAATTAGCTACAAGTTCTTCAACTAGTACTACTCCTGTATTAAGTTTTAATGCTTCTAATTCAGCATACGCTTCAGGTGCAACTGTAGCAAGTAGTTACTTACAGTTTCTTATGCAGAACAAATCAGGAACTGCAGGAGCTTCTACCAATTATGTATTAAGTAACGACATCGGTACTGACTCAACCAATTACGGTGAGTTTGGTATGAACTCTTCTGTATTTAGTTCAAGCACTCCATCAGATTTTTATAGTATTAACAATGGTATTTATTTCTCAGGACATGATGGTGATGTGTCTGTTGGTTCTGGTAATGGTTACAAAACATACTTAACCTACGGCACAGCAGGACAATCATCACACGTTATTAACGCTTCAGGTGCTATCGGCTTAAGCACTAACTTAGGTACTACACCTGCCCTTAGCGGTACAACAGGTTATGGTACTTCAGGTCAAGTATTAACTTCAGGTGGTTCTGCTGCTGCTCCTACTTGGACAACTCCTTCAGGTGGCGCAACCATTACAGACGATACAACTACTAATGCTACTCGTTATCCTTTATTTGCCGCTTCAACTAGCGGAACATTATCTACTGCTTATACGAGTTCTACAGAATTAAAATGGAATCCTTCCACTGGTGACCAAAGCGCACCACAACAAGTAGCAAGTAATGGTATTTTTGTTAATAATTTAACTGTTGGAACAAGTTACACAATTGCAAGTGGATATAGCGGTCATTCAGTAGGCCCTGTAACAGTTGCAAGCGGTAAATCTGTAACAGTTACTAGCGGTTCTAGATGGGTGGTTCTATGAGTTCAGTAATTATAAGTGGCGATACAAGCGGTGCTATTACTTTAGCTGCTCCAGCCGTATCAGGAACAAATACTATTACATTGCCAGCAAGCACAGGCACAGTATTAACTACTGGTAGCCCACAATCAGGTGGTGTTATTCAAGTCGTTAACGCTACTTATGGCACAAGTTCTAGCACTACATCAACTTCTTTTGTTGATACTGGTTTAACTGTTTCTATTACTCCTAAATTTGCAACAAGCAAAATTCTTGTTTTAGTTAGCGCACAATGGCAAACTTATCCTTCAGCTAATTCTAGAGATTCTGGTGGCGCATTTCAATTAGTTAGAGGCTCGACTGGAATTTGGTCACCAAATACATTAAGTGTTTATTTAGATGTTCAACTTGCAGTTGGAGTTCAAATAAATATGTCAAACCTTTGGTCTTTACAATATTTAGATAGCCCAGCAACAACATCATCTACAACATATAAACTTCAATATTATGCAGAAAGTGGCAGAACTTTTCTTATTAATCAAACAGGAACATCTGCACCAGCATCAATTATTTTAATGGAGATTGCGGCATGATTAATTTACATGATGCTATTTATGCACTTAATTCTGATATTAAAGTTATTCGTGGCGATATAGCCTATGACCAAGAAGGTAATGAAGTCGCATACGACAAATCTGCCGCAGAAGCTAAATTAGCTGAATTACAAGCTGAAGAAACTGCTAAACAAGAAGCAGAAATAACTGCTAAACAATCAGCACAAAATAAATTGACTGCACTTGGCTTAACTGCTGATGAAATTAAAGCAATTTTAGGGACTACATAATGGCTTACGGAACAGTAAACGCTGATGTAATTCAGACTTCTACTAGCGGTGGCATATTAGGTGCTGGTAATGCTTCTATTATGAAGAATCGCATTATCAATGGTGCGATGGTTATTGACCAAAGAAATGCTGGTGCTAGCGTTACTCCATCAAGTGGAACAAGTTATACACTTGATAGATGGGCTACTTCTAATTCACAAGCATCTAAATATTCAGTCCAACAAATTGCCACAACTGGAAATGCTTTAGCCGCTGGATTTAGTTATGCTTTAGGAATTACATCTTTGTCAGCTTATTCTTTAGGTGCTGGCGATTATTTCAATATTCAACAAAGAATTGAAGGTTTTAATACTGCCGATTTACAGTTTGGTACTGCTAGTGCCAAAACAGTTACATTGAGTTTTTGGGTGTCATCTTCATTAACAGGCACATTTGGAGGTGTTCTTCAAAATAGTGCAACTAATTATTGCTATCCATTTACATACACAATTTCTTCTGCAAACACTTACGAATACAAAACAGTAACAATTACTGGTGCTACTGCTGGTACATGGGTTGGTGCTACAAACGGCAGAGGATTGTATGTTAGCTTTGGATTAGGGGTAGGTTCAACTTATAGTGGTACTGCTGGCTCATGGGCTTCTGCAGATTATGAATCTGCCACAGGAGCAACATCCGTAGTAGGAACAAACGGAGCAACTTTCTACATTACTGGTGTTCAACTAGAAGTAGGTAGTAATGCTACTGGTTATGAGTATCGTCAATATCAGCAAGAGTTATATTTGTGCCAGCGTTATTACATTAACTACGGAACAAGTTTTCATTATGATTTAGCCCAAGTTTCAACTTACTATACGACTAGGCGCAGAGTTGCCGCATTTATTGCTCAAGGAATGAGAACAACACCAACGGCAACATACACACTTGGTTCTGACGGTGGGTATTCTGGTGATGTATTTTCTATAAGTAATAACTATAATTGGGATGTGTACGCAATTTCATCGGGTCCCGGAGCAACAATTTATTTAACTGCTTTAGCTTTTTCTGCGGAATTATAAATGTATAAATTAAATCCAAATGATTGGAATGGAAATCCATCAAAGTCACTTAAACGCTTATCAGACAACGCATCAATTCCTTTTGCACCTGACAACACAGATTACCAAGCCTACCTAAAATGGGTAGCTGAAGGTAACACTCCACTTCCTGCTGAGGAGCAAGCATGAGCATGATTATTGATGGGACTAATGGTCTTACATTTAACAACGCTACTACACAAGCTAGTGCTGGTAGTGTTATTCAAGTGGTTAATGCTACTTATTCAACTGAAGTGCAAATAACAACATCAACTTGGACTGATATTGGATTAACTGCAACCATTACACCTAAATTTGCTACAAGTAAAATTCTTGTTTTTGTTGAACAATGTGGATGTGCTAAATCTAATGCTACTGGTTTAGGATTAAGACTTTTAAGAGGAAGCACAACTTTAATTACATTAGATACTGCGGCTGGATATACAAATTCTTCTTCTCCAAATTATATTGGTTCTATTTGCACTTCTTATTTAGATAGCCCAGCTACTACTTCTGCTACAACTTATAAAACCCAACAAAATAGTCTTTTAAATGTTTCTTTAAGTTATACACAAGTAAATAGTGTTACATCAACAATTACTCTTATGGAAATTGCACAATGATTAATTTAGGACAAGCAATCATAAAACTATATCCACAAGTAACTGTTATTCGTGGCGATACCGCTTACGATGCAGACGGCAATGAAGTAGCTTACGACCTACAAGCCGTAACTGCACAAGCCCAAACTGATGCACAAGCAATCATTGATACAAAGGCTTCTGCACTAGCTAAACTAGCCGCATTGGGTTTAACTGAAGATGAAGTAAAGGCTTTGGTAGGCTAATGTTTGGATATATTCCAATTTCGGCTAATGGTTTTTCTACTGCTCAAACAGTAGGGATTTTTTCCGCTGGAATCATTGAATCTGCTTCCGCAAACGATGCTTATATTTCAGCAATTTCATTTGCTATGGCGTTATCCGAATCGGTTACTACAGCAGATGTCATAGCGGCCGTCATTGTAATACCAGTAGCTTTATCAGAAACTAGTTCCGCAAATGAAGTTTTAGCCGCTACATTAACCCTACCGGCGGCTATTACGGAAATTGTATCTGTTGCAGATGCTTTGGCTTATCAATTAACTTTAGCTGCTGCCGTTACTGAAACAGGATCTGCAACCGATACAACAGTTCCGTCTTTTGTCTATTTTGTAAGCCAAGCTGAAGCTGCTACGGCCGACGCCGCCCAAACCGCCATTCTTACAATGGTGGCTAACGCTGCCGAAGCATTATCTGGCCAAAATGCTTACGCAAATAATATGGTTTTTGCTATGCAAATTGTAGCTTGGGGATCTGTTGTAGACGACTATAGCGCCGCGGGGTCAGTATATAACGTCAATCTTTTAGACGCTTTAAATGCCCAAGACGCAATGACCCGCAGATTACTATGGGAACCTGAGCCAGACCCTAGCGTACCTACTTGGGCACCGCAGTCTGATGTGTCTACGGTTTGGGTCAAAAAAGACGATAATACTGGAATTTGGACTATAATTAACCCCGAAGGCTTACCCCCACAATAGAGGCAAGAAATGGCAGATACCACCACCACGAACCTAGGAATGACAAAGCCAGAAGTTGGCGCGTCAACCGATACCTGGGGAACCAAGCTTAATACTGACTTAGATACCCTTGACGGTATTTTTAAGGGCGATGGAACTGGCACTTCAGTAGGCCTAAATGTAGGCTCCGGAAAAACGCTTACCGTTGCCGGAACTCAAACAGTTTCTGGTATTCAAAACATTACTGGTCAACTTAAACTTAGCGGTTCTGTTGGTACTTCTGGCCAAGTATTAGTTTCAGCAGGATCTAGCGCAACACCTACTTGGGGTAATGCATTTGTTACTGGCATGATCATGTTGTGGTCGGGCTCAATTGCTAGCGTCCCAACTGGTTGGTATTTATGCGATGGCACAAATAGCACTCCTAATTTAAAAAATAGATTTGTTATTGGCGCTGGTGATACCTATGCCGTAGCGGCAACTGGTGGTTCTGCTGATTCAATTGTAGTTACCCATACCCATACGGCAACCGTAACTGATCCAGGCCATTTACATTCAGGTGCAGTTCTTCTTGGTGGGCCAGGACAAGCGGCTTCAGGAAATCCAAATGCTATTGGCACTACAAATACAGGAACTTCTACAACTGGAATTACTGTTTCTAATGCTTCTACTGGTACAAGCGGAACTAACGCCAATTTGCCACCGTACTATGCACTCGCATACATTATGAAAGCCTAATAAGCCATGCTCCCACCAAAGATTAGGATCGTTGGTCGGGATATTCCAGTCATTTGGGTTTCTGAAGAAGAAATGCCAAAAGCTTGGGGTGAATATGATTATGAGAAACAAGTTGTTCGGGTCCGCACCGAGCAGCAACTTGCATTTGAAGCGGACACAGTGTTGCACGAACTCATCCACGCAATCGATGATGCCATGCAACTTGGTATGACAGAAAGGCAAGTCCATTGCACTGCAACGGGAATTATCGCTCTGTTAAAAGACAACCCTAATTTTTATGAGTATCTTGGCCATGCAACCAAATCAACTTGAAGCAGTAAGTGACGCGTTACTACGAAAAGACGTCGAACTGTTGTCCGAAAAAGTAGATAAACTTTCTAAGGATGTTGAGTCTTTAGTTGCCGCATGGAACACTGCTACCTACATAGTCGTCTTTGTTAAATGGTTAGCCGGTGCAGGTATTGCGATTGGCGTAATCTACACTTTCATGAAGCATATGTTTGACAGATGATTAAAAAGAAAATACGCCATTCCAAGACGATTTGGTTCTCTGCCGCGCTAGTAGTACTAGGCGCGATAATGGATAATTTCTCCTCGATTCAAAGCGTTTTACCCGAAAACTGGTATGGTATTAGTTACATCATTATCGGAGTTATTGTGGCTATATTGAGATTTGTAACTTCTAAACCAATATGAACTTACTATATGTCAAAATTGGTGTGGCTAGTCTACTTCTACTCGGCATTTTTTATGCTGGGTGGCATTTACGCGATAACGATTTTATGGCTTTCAAGAAGGAAACGGAATCGATTGCAAAAGCGCAAGAGGTTCATGTCGAGTCAATCAAGAAACAAAACGCATTAGTTACCAAAGGAATTCAAGATGAACATGAAGCTAAGCTTGCTGCTTTGCGTAATTATTACAAGTCTACAAGCGTGTGGAACAACGCCAGTGGCAGTACAGTGCCAGGAATTTCCAACACCCCCAGCGTCTCTAATGTTATCTCCGCCTACAATGAACTTGCTGGACAATGCGCTCAAACCACGCTGATGCTAGTTGATTTGCAAAAGTGGATTAACGAACAGATTGGTGTATCTAAATGATGCGTAATTTTTCCGAAGTATTAAAGCATACTCTTGTAGAAGAGGGCGGCTTTTCAGACCATCCAGCCGATCCTGGTGGCGCTACAATGAAGGGCATTACTCTTGCAGTCTATAGAGAATACAAGCGTAATCCCCATTTAACCCCCACAGATCTTCGCATCATAAGCGATGATGAAGTAGAAGAGATCTACCGAAAACGCTATTGGAATCTTTGCCAATGTGACGTTTTACCGTCTGGCATAGATGCGTGCGTTTTTGATTCTGCCGTCAATAGCGGTCCGGGGCGCGCTATCAAATTTCTGCAAGAAAGCTTAGGCGTTACGCCCGATGGAGCGATTGGAGCGGGTACTTTAGCCGCTATGGCTAAAGCCGACCCAAAACTCATCATCCTAGACTATATTGCTAAACGCCAAGCCTATCTGGAGTCCTTAAAGACTTTTCCAGTATTTGGTAAAGGTTGGACTGCAAGAGTTTCCCGTTTGAAGGATTTAGCCCTTAAAATAGCATAACTATGGCCCTCTATCCCGTTAAAATCCCTCCAGGCGTGTACCGTAACGGTACTGAATATCAATCTCAAGGACGTTGGTATGAAGCCAATTTAGTACGTTGGTACGAAGGGACGATGCGCCCTGTTGGAGGGTGGCAAAAGAACAACACGTCTTCCTTTAGTGGGGTATGCCGCGGGTTGTACGCTTGGAAAGATAATAGCTACCAACGCTACGCTTTAATTGGCACTAACTCTACGCTCTATGTCTCGACTGGTGGATCTTTTACTGATATTACTCCTACTTCCTTTACAACAGGTCGTGTGGATAGTGTGTACGGTTTAGGTTATGGAATCTATTCTTACAGTTACGGTACTTATGGCACCGTCCGTCCTTCGTCAACTTTGATCTTAGAAGCAGCTACTTGGTCAATGGATAACTTTGGTCAATTGCCAGTAATGTGCGCTCCGCATGATGGCCGATTATTGTCTTGGGATCTTAACGGCGCTAATAAAGCAGTTGCCGTAACTAATGCACCGACTAGTAATCGTGGTGTAGTTGTCACACCAGAGCGTTTTTTAGTAGCTTTAGGCGCCGGGGGCAACCCTCGCAATGTAGCTTGGTCTGATCAAGAATCTATGACAACTTGGACTGCGGCTGCGACTAATCAAGCTGGTGATTTTGAACTTCAAACCGCTGGAAGTATCATGTGTGGCCGCCGAGTTCGAGGAACTACTTTGATTTGGACAGACTCTGATCTTCACAGTATGACCTATATTGGCACTCCGTATGTATATAGTTTTGACCGTATTGGCTCATTTTGTGGGGCTGCTGGACCCAACGCAATTGCCGCAATGGACTCAACAGCATATTGGATGGGAACTAATGGTTTCTTCCAATATGATGGTTTAGTTAAACCATTACCTTGCGATGTTCAAGATTACGTGTTTTCTGATCTTAATAAGTTTCAAGGAGCTAAGATCTATGCTGGTGTAAATACTACGTTTGGTGAAGTATGGTGGTTTTACCCATCTTTGACTAGTACCGAAAACGACAGATATGTTGTGTACAACTACCGCGAAGGTCATTGGAACATTGGCACTCTTGCCCGTACGGCATGGACTGGCTCTGGGGTTTTTGCTAATCCATTAGCTACGTCGCCAGATGGGTATTTGTACGATCATGAGTTTAACTGGACAAATGATGGTACAGCAATTACTAGTGGACGGTATGCTCGTTCTGGCCCAGTAGAAATTGGTAATGGTGATAATATCGTCCAGGCTCAGATGTTAATTCCTGACGAAAAGACTCAAGGTCAAGCCAAAATTACCTTTAAAACTAGATTTACACCCAATAATACTCAATCTTCTTTTGGACCATATGACCTTGTACCGTACACTTCTATACGTTTTACCGGCCGTCAAGTAGAGATGGAAGTTGACGGAAATGTAGACGCCGACTGGCGTGTGGGTATTGTGCGATTTGAAGGTGCTGCGGGGGGTAAACGATGAAATTACCTAATCCTCCAGGTCAATATACTCAGTCTTTTGAAGCTCAAAGGAATGCTTTTATTGAACAAATGGATCAACAGACTTTTAAACGCCAAGCTGATGTAGAAATTGTCAGTCCTCAGCGTTTGATTTTACGTTCTGCAAATGGTAGTAAATGGCAGCTAACAGTAAGTAATTTAGGGGTTTTAGTAGTTACAGCTATATGATTCTTGATTTTGATAAATATTTGAAGGAAGACGGTACTCAGCCGGAATGGCTATCTGAATTCATTAGATGTCGTAAATGGGTGGAAGATGCATTAGAATATAGCCTAGGAACGCACAACGTTCAAGATATTTTGGACGGGGTAGCCACCAATGCATTACAGTTATGGGCTAGTGATAAGGCAGTAATTATTACAGAGATTATGGTTTACCCGCGCAAGAAGTTGCTTCATGCACCTATCGTTGCCGGAAACCTAGAAGGCGTAGCAGAGATAGCTCCTTCAATCCTTGAGTTTGCTAAATTCATTGGATGCCAGGGAGTTACAACGGCGGGTCGTAAAGGATGGGAAAGAACCTTCTTACGCGAATACAATTTTAAACCGGCATACAATTGTATGTTGATGGAGATTTAATATGTCACAAGTTCTTGGTAGCAACTCGAGCAGTACTGGATCATCAAGTTCAGCTTCTAATTCGGCTCTTGATCCGCAAATAAAAGCGCTATTCATGAATAACGTCGATCGGGCAACCGGTGTGGCGAATAATCTTCAAGCGCAACAATTTGCTCCACGTACTGGCGACTATAACGTAGGCGAAGGAATGATCCGGGCAACTGCTAACCCTAATAGCGCAGGATTTGGCAGTATTAACGCCGCTGCTGGTTTGACCAATCAGAATGCAAATACTTCTTCGGTAGCAAACATTGACCAATATTTGAATCCTTACACAAACTATGTAGCCGGTAATACTCTAAATGAGTTAGGCCGCGCCAATCAAATAGCTTTGAATGGTGTAAGCGGAGATGCAACCGCAGCAGGAGCCTATGGTGGTTCACGCCAGGGCGTGGCCCAGGCTGAAACAAATCGTAATTTCTTTACTACTGCCGGCAATACTTTGGGAAATATCTACAACAACGCGTATACAAACGCAGTAGGTCAATCTTCCGCAGATCAGAATCGCTACTTAAATGCTGCTAATCAATTAAATACAATTGGTTCTAACCAACAAGCCCAGGGATATACTGCTGGTCAAAATAATATGAATCTTGGATTGTCTGATCAAGCTTATCAACAGCAGATCATGGATGCAACTCGCAATCTACCGCTTGAACAGCAAGCCATTATCAACCAAGCATTGGGTATCAATCCTGCCGGTGGTTCTGGCAACGTAAGCACTGGTACAAGCGTAAGTAATCAAAAGAGCAATTCTGGTTCCGGTCTTATGGGAATCGGTAGCTTCTTCGGATAAAAGGAAAAATCATGGCAGAGCCAGTTACAAGTTGGTTTGTTCCCCAGAATATTCTGGATTTAGTAGGTCCCAAAGAAGCGCAAGCTGCTGCGGATTCTGCTCGCAATACTTTCCTTACAGGTTTGTTATCTGGCGATGTAGGCGCAGCTTACAATAATGCTCAGAATCAAGGCTACAATGCTTTGAGTCATGGTGCAGCATTGCAAGAAGCTCAGCGTAAACTACGACGTGAAAGTCTTTTAAACGATGTTACGCTAGGTGCTTTTGATGTAGTCAAAGACGTCCCACAAGCAGGACCAATGCCAAATGGTGGCAACATTCCTGTTGGGCCAGATACTTTAGGAAGATTCAATCCTCAAACTTTACGAAATGATCCTCGTTCTGCATTTGTGGATCAAACACAGATTAAAGCTCTATTAGAGAACTTCGGTCCAAATCTTAAAGATGTTCGTGGTCATATTTTGAACTTTAACGATCCGTCTAATCTAAATCGTTACATCCCAGAAGTTGATAAGAATCAGACTATGATTGCTGATCCATCAGTTCCTGGCGGGTTCCGTACCGCAGTTCTTCCTGGTGCTACGGGGGCTGTTGCAGCTCTTGAAGGTGCTGGAGCAAATGCGCGTGAATCAGCCAAAGCCAACTATGACATCCCGACTGGCGGCGTATTAGATAAGAATGGTAATCAAGTTGCCATGACTCGCTCCCAAATGATTCAAAATATCGCTAAAGGCAATGCTCCTGTATTGTCACAAGGTGAGCAAGGCAAATCTGAAGGCCAAGCATACGGTCAATATTTGGTTAAAGATGTATTGGCTCCAGCTAAATTGGCTGCGTCATCTGCTCGTACTTCAAATAATCAATTGGCTATTGCAGAAAGCACTCTTAATAATACTAATATCAACCAAATCAATACTACGGATACTGTTCGTAAATTGGCTGGTTATGCTAAAGCTGCTGGATTACTTACTCCAGAAGCAGAACAAAATGTCTCTAATCTGGCATCGCTTAACGGTACTATTTCCGCCGTTATTATGTCAGATCAGATTGCTCAGAAAGGTCCACAAACCGAATCTGACGCTAAACGATTGGAAGCATCTGTTAGTGGTATGGGTGATGCTGATGCAACTAAGTTCTTGTTGGCTGCTAAACGCGCTCAGAATGATCGTACTGCTGCTTACTACGATTTTATTGATAATCATAAGCGTACAACTGGCACCTTGGCTACGGCTGATGATGCATGGAATAAATCTCAAGGTGGTCAGTCAATCTTCCGAGAAAAGCCACTACAACGCTACGCTGAAGTACGCGAATTAAACGGCAAACGCTATTATGTGTTTGGTGATGGTGGTGAGCCAGTTCCAGTCTCAGGTAAATAATTATGGCCGAAAAGATTACAGAAGCAGACCTTCTAGATAAAGGTACCGTTATAAGTCCGGCTGGAAAAGCTTATATTCCGGGCGAACCATCTCCTGCTCCGTCGGGTAAATCCGAAAGCTCAGGTATGCCTAATGAGGCTGATCTAATTGCTCAGGGTAAAGTAGTTAAACCTTCTGGTTTAGCTCCAATGCCAGCAGGTGGTACTGCCCCAGGTATGTTAGAAAATTTGGCTAATCAAGCTGTTCGTCAAACAGGCTTAACAGCTCGTTATGCGGCAGAAGGCTTACCACAAATCCTCGATTTGGTAGGGGCACCCCTTGCCTATGCTATGAATAAAGGATCTGAAGCTTTAGGATCTAAACAAAGATTTAATAATGTTAGCCAATCTATGACTAATCTGGCTGATATGATTGGTTTACCAAAACCCCAAACAGCACCGGAACGCGTTATTGGCGAGATGACTAAACAAGGTTTCTCCGCTATGGCTCCGGTAGGATTAGCGAATCAAATTGCTAAAACAACCGCCCCGGTTACTTCTACTGTTGCCAAGCAATTGGCTGAAGGTCCAGCTTCTCAAGTAATATCTAGCGCTTTAGGTGGCGGGGCGGGGCAAACTGCATCTGAGTTTGGGTTTGGTCCAGGTACTTCAATTGCTGCTAACTTATTAACAACTATCGGTGCCAATATTCTTGGTCAGCGATATGGAAATTACAAAGCCGGTAATTACACTCCCGAAGGTGAGAAAGCAATGGCCATTAATGCCAAGGCTAAAGCCGAAGGTGTTGAACTTTCTGCTGGTGATCTGGGCAATCGTACGGCTACAGTTATCGAAAACTTTACTCAAGATTTACCCGGTACCGGCCGTGATGCATTTATGCAAAAGCAAGCCGCTCAGACTAAGGCCATGCTAAACCGCTTAGACGCTTCTTTACCAGAAACTGCGCCTGGCGCGCAAATGATTGAAGGATTACGTGGTCAATATAACGCCAATCGTACAACTGCAACTAAGTTGTATGACGATGTTAATACTGCTTTGATTAACGTTCCTGGCTCTAATGTTATTCCTGTAGATAATTTTGCGGCTAAAGCTAAAGCCTTTTTAGCCGAATATCCTAAATATTTGGAGTCACCAGATGTTCCAGAATCTGTTAAAAAGATCTTATCTTCTGCAAAAGCTGGTGAATTGCAAACAATTCCTTATAGCGCAATGCGAGATGCTAGAACGCTCATTGGTGGGGAAGCTCGCGCTGCTGCTCGTCAAGGTAAACCAATATCGGGAGAGTTGGATCAACTCTACAAAAATCTAAGTACCGACGTTAGAGGTTGGGCTGAAGATTTAGCCAAGACTAATCCAGATGCCGCGAAAGCATATAGCGTTGCTGATAAATTCTATTCGGGCAATGTTGTGCCTTATAAGAATAATGCTATCTTTAAAAAGGTAGTTGATCCAAAAGCTACTCAAGAAGAATTAGCGATAGCCAGCGATAACATTATGGCTCGCTTATTTAGACCAAACAAACCTAATACCGCCGAAATCGCAATGAATCGTGCTGGCCCAGGTTCTGCTGAAGTAGCTCAAACCGAATTAGTAAACCGCGCTTTAGGAGCTGGTCTAGACGAGCGTAGTAAAGCCGGTGTTAGCCCAATGCGTTTTGTAAATACTTTGAATCTTCAAGACCCAATGGTTCAAAAAGTAATGGCTACCCCAACGGCTTTATCTAATCAAATCCAAGACGTAAACGACATTGCTCAAGCTACACGTCGCAGCGTAAGCGCTTTTGAAACTCCACGTACTGGTAATCAAAATAAGGCCGTAGGCGCTTTGCTTGGCTTAATTAATCCATCAACAACTTTACAGACTGCGGCGGGTCTAGTGGGTGGTGCGGTTACTGATTACGCTTTACATAAGGATTTAGTAAAAGGTTTATTGTTTGCTAATCCAGGTAATCCGTATACTCATGCTTTCCCAGCGTTAAATGCGTTAACTAGCCAAACTGGGGATGTTGGAGTATATGACCCAGTAACCGGTAAGCAAATCAATAGGAAATAAAAAAGCGCCGAAAGGCGCTTTTCTTATGCTGCTATCTCTTCCTGTTCCATTCGGTCAAGAACATAGGACTTTACCAAATTTGCATTGGCTCTGACTTCTAAAATAGTCTTCCATGCTTCCATAATTTTTTCTTTAGTAAGAACTTGGTTAGTAATTAAAAGATTCACATCTTTTACATTTCTTGCAAGTTCAACTAGGGCTTGACTTTGATCAATATTCATACAATCGCCTCTTTTAGTGGTTAATAAATTTACTGCGGAGAAGAAGTATAGATCGTTTTTTGAATACTCAGTCTAGGGGTTTTCCCTTATAATGCGGCTAGAATAATTGCTTTCATGGGATGTTGTTTAATAGCTTCCCAGGCGTTCATGGCCAGCACTTTACGGCCTTTATCGTCCTTAGCTAAGCGTTGGCCAACAGTAATCAGATCTTCGTAAGGAGCGGTCACAATCGCTTCTTTTACCCAAGGATATATGTGAGTATCAGAATTAACTTCAGACAGCACACAGACCCGATTTGACATCAAATAGTAGACTCTAGCCATTTCATGTATCGGTTTTACTTTATCTTGAAATTGATGCATCGAAACAACAATCTTAGAATCAGCTATCCAATCGTCTCGTTCATCGCCTATAGCCCCGTTGGAGACGAACTTAACTCTATTGCCAAGCTCCCACCAGCCCGCCATTACCAACTTACGTCGTTTATTCTCTGAACCATAGAATAGAAAGTCATAAGGTTTATCGTCTTTATGCTCGATTCTATTCATTCGATAGTGATACCCAAAAGGTACATACTTTACGTTTTGTATATTATGAGAAACAAGCCAAGGGAAATTAGCTTCTGAATATTCCCACACAGTAGCTCGTCTCATGAGCCTCTCAAGTGCTACCGACATGAACATCGGCAATTGTTCCATTTGGTAGATGATCGTATTATCTGGCGCAGAATCACATTCTTCGGCGGTCATAAGATGAGCGCCAAAGACGATATTACGGCATGAAGGCATGAAGGCATGAATACTTTGAGTTACGTTGTAGCCCAGATCTTCAAGGCTATAGCGTACTAATTCCATCAAATCAAGAAAGCAATCAGAGTGTCTTGGCTTTCCGACGGGTCTTACGAGCAGGAGGTTTATGGTGTTTTTCACGTAATTGTTTATGAATTTTTCGATGGCAATTGGCACACAATATGATACACGTAGTCTCTAAGTGGGCAATGATTCTCTCAAAGCTCCACCCTTTTACCCTTGCTAAATCAGATGGGGGGTGATCTTTAGTGCGCGGATCAATATGGTGAAATTCTAGGCAAACTGGTTCATTTTCGGGACACATACGACAGCTTTCACCCGCTTTATAAGCCAACAATTGATCTTTTATACGTCGTCGGCGAGCACTTACATTAGCTCGTCGTTGAGCGTTTGCGTCCGGATCAATTTGATATTTATACTGAGCAGCTTTAGCCATTGGGGTATGCTACACTAAAAGTTCTATTTTACGAAGATTACCGATGAGAATACTAGGTATAGATCCTGGAGCGTCTGGCGCCTTAGCCATAGTTGACTTAGCCAGCCCTGGCAGAGTTGAGATATTTGATATGCCGTCAGTGCAAATCAA